TTGTATTTTTAATTGCCGCCACTTGTGCAAGACCTTGTGCTACTACAGCCGCCGCCGCAATAAAGTTGAATGGTGGTGGTAATCCCGATCCTATGGCTGCCGCCGCCCCTTTGTATGTTGACACAATTGCTTCTGCTACTGCAAATGCTTTGTATGCCTGAAATGCTTGTCTGTTAAATGTGCCTAGGCTTTGCAGTATGTCACCTTGGTTTTTTCTAATAAATTCACCTTTGTCTTTTTCAAACAATTTGATTTGTTCATTTAAATCTTTGGCTTGTTCTTCAGATAAACCTTTGGCTTTAAATTCTTCTAATCTTCTTTTCTCTGCTTCTTGTTTGTTAATAGCAGTAATTTCTTTTTCCATTTTTTTAATCAAATCTGTTTTGATTTTGGCCGCCTCTGCTTCTGCTATAATCTCTTGATCTAATGCATTTTCAACTATTTTTAATCTGTTATCATAAGCATCTCTAATGTTGTCTTCTTCTGTGTTGTATAATTCAACTTTAACATCATGTAATGCTTCTTCAGCCTCTTGCATTTGTTTTAATGCTTCTTGAGCCTGTTTGGCTATTTCTTTTTGTGCTTGTTCTTTTAGATCAACTAATTTAGCATCTGCATCTTGATTGATTTTTAATCTTAAGTTTTGTGCTTCTTGTTCTGTAATCAGTTGTTCTTTTAAGTTTTCTTCAACTATTGCCAATTGTTTTTTTCTAGTATTTTCAATAGTCTGCACTTCATTCATCAGTGCTTCTTCAAGTTGTTTAAGTTTTTTCTCAAGTATTTGTTGTTCTTTTGATAATGATTCTTGCTGTGTTTGTATTTGTTTGTTTGAAGAATCTTTATCTCTTTCTAATTGTTTTTTGTGTCTTTCATCAGTGATCATTTCAATTTTATCAAGGAATCCTTTAAACATTGTTTCATATTTGCCCATTGCTTCTGGTTCCGGAAATCCTGGTATTCTACCAATGCTTTGTGTAAATCTTCTCCCAATTGGTCTGCTTTGTTGCTAATATCATCAGCAAAGTTTCTCATCTTGCTGGCTAGTCCATCCATACCAATTGCATCTGCGGCTGAGGCTATTTTTCTTGTGATATTGGCCACAAATCCTAAAAAGCCTGAAAATAATTCTTTGATGTTGTTGATAACCAAACCAATTGCCGCAACAATTAATTTGCCTCTAAGTCCTAATGCTAAAAATCCAATTATACCAAGTGCTTTAATAGATGTTGGTAACGCATTTGTAAAATCTACCAATCCGTTCATTGAAGATCTTAACACTTGGAACACTGGTGTTATTGCATCTAACAATACACCAAATCCTATTATACTTGCTTTAGCAACTTCAACTATTTTGTTACCCATTGATGTTGCCGCATCTTGTAAAGAACCAAAGTTATCGCCAATGGCTTCAACTGCTAATGCGATTGTACTTTTAAGCATTTCGAATGGACCTGAATCCATTACCTGTGCTTGAAATTGGAACAATCCATCTTGTAGCATTGACACAGCACCATCAAATGATTGTGCCATTTCTGATGCCGCACCTGCTATGGATAATGATCCATCTTCAAATGCTGACATTATTTTTTCTTTGGTTTCTTCTGCTGTAAATCTAACACCTTCTTGGAAACCTAATAGTGCTTTAACACCTCGTTCTCTAAACAAGTCTGCTGATGCAATACCACCTGAAAATGCTCTTTGTAGTTGTTCTGCTGTGGTTACAAAATCTAATCCTGCCGCAACAGCAATATCGCCTGTGATTGCTAGTAATTCATTTAGTTCATCTGTTGAGTCTGCTACAGTGAGTAGTAAGGGTGATGCTTGAGCCATTTCAGCAAGTTGAAATGCTGAATTGGCCGCCGCAGTTTTGACTATGTCTAAGGCCTTCGCACCTTCTTCTGCTGAGCCTGTAATGAATTTAAGTTGAATACCTAAATTCTCTAATTGACGAGCAGTATCAAGGAAACCTTGAGCAACTTTTAAACCACCAAAGGCAGCCGCCGCACCAAGTATTAGTGTTTGTAATCTACCAAATCCACTGGACAATGAATTTGTAGCACTATTAACACCTCGTAGATCCTTTTGTAGTTTACCTAAAGCTGGACCCGTTTTATTAACGGCTTCTATGATTAGTTGTTCTGTTGCCATGTTTCTTCAATTCTCTCTTTTCCCTTTGATGCTTAACATTAAGGTAAGCAATCCAACCCTTAAACTCTAACTGGGACATTTTCATAACAGTATCTAAAGGTTGCTTTAGATGTTCTGCAAGGGCGAACATAGTGTATATGTCACCGTCCCTTTCTAGTTTTTTTCGATAGCCTCGATAGTTTCATCTTCAGGCACATTATTAAGTTGTGATGCAACTTTAATAATGACTTTTGGATCTATTTCATTTAATAATGCTGGTCTGTCACCTTCATTAAAAACTCGTTTGCCATCTTCGTCAAGTGCTTTAAGAATAATTGATTCTACCAAAGCCTCTGCACTTTTACCATTTTGGGTAAGTGCCATGATTTTTGATTCCGTTCTCATTGAACTTGTAGATCTATAGTAAATGTCACAATCCCATTCTTCTACATGGTATTTGTATAATTTACCTGCCAATTTCCCTTTGTAGTGTGAAATTGCTTTTTCTCTAACCGATTGAGTCATCGTGATAATCTCCTCTGTATGTTGCCAGCCACTTTACGGACTGTTGGTTTTAATATTCCTTTGGGTGCTTGTTTAGAATGTCCTTTTTCTAAAAATCCAATATAAGGAACTGAGTTTGTAACTTCAAATCCTCTTGATTTTTTAGATGTTTTCCATCCTTCACGAGCACGACCACTGTCAATAGGGGTATTCTGTTGTGCAATCTTTTTGGTTTGACTTGCTATACCTGATATAAGAGAATCAATTTCTCTTTTCATCTGTGATACATCAAATCGACCGGCTAATCTTGCTTTCAACACAATACTGCCCCTATTATAATTGTGCTAATGTTAATGCACCAGATCCTTGTGCCGCAAACGAAGCCTCAACCATTCCGTCCATAGATGAAGTGATTGAAAAACTTGTTATGATACAAGATCCAGAGAATTTAGTGTTAGCAGGTGTTTCACTTGCACCGTCGCCTGATGGATATACTTCAAAAGTTGCAAGTGTTTCATCACCTGTTTTTGTAACTAATTCATCAAGTTTTTTTTGAACATCATCAGCACCGTCAAAATACATATCGCCTGAGATAGTAAAAGTTGACATACCTGGTTTGTATGTTCTAACATTACCATTTCCCATTACTGAGTCTTCAACTGTGTCTTGAGTTTGTTCAATTGTGAAGTTTCTTAAGTTACCAATTGCTGTTGATGATAAACTATCACCTGTATCAGCTAACTTAATTTGTCCGTCATGTCCTGTAAATGTTGCCATGATTATTTCTCCTCGTCAATTATGCCAAAGTCTATATCCTTTGAATCATCACCTACTGGTTCTAATTCAACTGCTTCAACCTCAACTTTGGCTTTTTTAGGTTTTGCAGTTTTTTTAACAGCCTTTGGTGTAGGTGCAGAGTCGGTCCAACTCCAACCTTCATTGGCTATCAAATTCTGTGCTTGTGTCAAAGAACAAGTCTTTGATTCACCGTTTTTGTATATAATTCTAAGTCCCATTATAAAGTCCCTCGTGTATATTTATATAGAACACGAAACACAATATCTATTTTTCCTAATGGATATGTTGTTCCATCATCTACTGTAACTTCTGTTACAAATGAATTTAATGCTTTGGAATTTCTTGTTCTATCTTCTTCTAATTTTTCACTTATTGCTTCAATCAATGTGTTTCTTTGCGTATCAATTGAATTGTTTACTGTAGTAGCACTTGATTCTGCTCTCACATATCCAGTTATAGTATAATCAATAGTGCCAAATCGCAACTTTGATGTTTGCATGGTAGCATCTTCTCTTGATTCTGTTGTTGTTCTTACCATAATGGCTGGATACTGTGCTATAGATAAGTCTGTAATGTTGATTGGGTTTCTTGACACTATAACTACACCAGGAACTGTGATTCCTTGTAAATCTGTTACTATGTCTTCAGCAATTTGTTCTCTTACATTTGCCATTATCTAACCAATCTGTTAAAGTGTTGTGGTTGTTCTTCACTTGCTTCTACTGTTCCGTCACCGTCCCAGTCATACTTTACTCCATCTTGTAACACCATATCTAATTCATCTCTAAAACGACCTTTGTAAAAGTCTATCATCATTCTGAATCTATCTGGTTCTGCACCATGTTGTGTTAGTTGTGGTAAAATATAAAATGCCAAAACATGATAAACTGCCACACGAGTAAATTGACTTGCTGTTAGTTTT